ATTTCGCCATGATGGGTCTCCTTACCGTGGATGTCGGTAAGTGCCACATGAGCCGTCAGGGAACCCGAGAAATAGTCGACCGAGGTACGTAAGCGCTCTCCCAAACTGAGCTAAAACCAGCCGGAGCTGGTTTACCGGATTCGAACCGGCGACCTCTCTGTCCTAAGCAGAAGTAGCCCCAGTCTGCGCACCGTGTGCCCTGACGGCACATGTAGCACTTCCCGAGAATAAGTAGCCGAGGCACGTTACTGCTCTGCCGTTGAGCTAGAGCCAACAAGTTGGCCCATTGGATTCGAACCAATACCAGTCTCTTAAAAGGAGAAGTATCCCCAGCTTTCGCACCGGGAAGTGCAACAGGCATCACCTTACACACCCCCGCGTGGCAACCGCGACTGATTAACCGGGCGCGTCGGCCGGGCGTAGAATCATCGGCCACGCCCCAGTCCAACCCCCTGTCCGTATGTGGCTGGCGTATGCCCGCCGCGCGGGGTTCAGAAACGCTATACACGAGGAGAACTATTGGTGATACCCAAACGTTTGGCCGTCAAATCTGCAACAAACATCGCATTCGTCGGCTTCCTAGGTCTGTGCATAGTCGCGGTCCTGGCTGGTATCTGGTATGTAGGTGGCGTACTACTGTCCGAACCTAAGGGCGCGGCCGACGAACATAAGGCCGTCAACGATGTCGAGAACCGAATCCAGTCGCAAGAATGGTTCTGGGAGACCTACGAGGAGATCCAGGCATCGGACGATAACCTGCAACAGGCCGCCGTCGACAAGGCCGACAATCCCGGCGACGATTTCTACGCCACCAACTACACGGGCCTGAAGGCGTACTGCACGGGCTTGGTCGGCGAATACAACGCCGAAGTCAAGAAAGTCACATCTCGCGACTACCTCGACGAACAACTCCCAACACGTATCGATGACACCGATCCGGCTACCGACTGTCAGGAAGATGAACCCGTCGCATGAAAATTAGCATTGAAATTACCAAAGCTGGACTTATTCGAACAGTGGCGGCGATAACAGTCGGGGCGCTGTTGACCGCTGGTGTGACGGCGTGCGTCAGCGCCAGCCCGGTGCAGGAGAAAAACCAGGCTCTGACGGAGGAGGCGTTCGGCCAGCAGGAAGAGGCCGTCCCGTATCCACTGGAAGAAATGACCGGTTCGCTGGAGCGGGAGAACCTGCGTGAACGGTTGCTGCGGTACAACGACCCGGACAAGATCTCCTACATCTACCTGCTGTCAGATATGGGGGGCCTACACGCGTACTACACGATCAAGGGGAAAGTGTCGTCGAACTCGTCGCAGATGCTGGCCCAGGATCTGTTGACCCGCAAATGCGACGAAGGGGCAGCATGCTCCGAACCGTTGGTTACTACCGGTCCCGGCGACGACGGCTCGTATGGACCCAACGAGCCCGGTATTTTCTTTTTCACCACCGACGGCGTCATGGTCACCTGGGCGGGGACTTACCTGCTGACGGACGCGCCAATGAAAATCAACGAAGACACCCTTACCCTCCAATACATTGAGGACTCAGAGCCGTCTTCTAGTAGCGAAGATTAAACACCAGGTGCGGCGGCCGATCGGTCAGCCGCCGCACCTGGCATACGCTTGTCCGCAACCACTACGGGCAGGAGAACCCCATGGAAACACCACAACACCCCCAGCGCATCACCGAAGACGACATCAAACGCCGTGCCCTGCTGCACACCGTCAGCCCCGAAACCGAGAAAGTCATGGACGAAGTGCGGTACCACTACTTCAGTCTCATGACTGCGCTGGTCAAAGTGCTACCGGCGAGCGACGAAACGCGCCAGGCGATCGACCTGCTGGATACGTCACTAACGAAATCGACGGCCGCGTTGGCACGACACCAAGGCGACTTGGATGTTGAGGCCAGTTTGACGCGATTGATGGAATCGATCAACAACCCACAGTAAGATCGGTGGCCGGTAGCCGCTGCTTGACTACATATCGGGACGGTCCCCAAGCAGTTCCTGCAATGATTAAGCGGCGGCTACCTTACCGGCCTTCTCGTGGGCCGCAGCGATCCTGTCCATCCCGGCAGCGGTCTTGGCGACCGCCGAATGGTCACCGGAGTGGCTGCGCTGACGCAGGCACCACCGATCGAACGCCTCCGCCGTAGCTGCCCCACAATGGTCGTAAGCCGACTCCGGGTGGACCCGCCGGTGAATACCGGCCGTAAATTCGTGCAGGGCTATGTTCGCCAACCATGTGGGTGTCACGTGTTCTCCGTTTCAATATCTTCCAGTGACCAGTCTTTGCTGTGGCGGTCCTTAAGCAGCTCGTTCATGGCAGCACAAATGGCTGCCGCCGTCAACGGCTCAAAAGCCACCGCCACGTGTTCTCCGCTCTGGTCGCCATTGGCGTGCCGGTAAATGTTGCGGCCGTTCTTACGTCCTTGACGCCAGTACACGGCGTCGTCGCCGACCTCGATCATTGGCTGTCCTTTAGTGGGCACGAGAACTTGGTGTGCATGGCGAACTGCTCGTAGGCGGCCATCTTCTGCGGAAACGGGTCGCCGTTATCGTCATAGCCCAGGCGCAGGCCCTTATCGGCGTGGGTGCCAGGAGAGTCGAACACCATCCACGCTTTGATCTGCGGGAACCGGTCATTGTCGAGGATTTCGGTGGCCTGGTCGAAGTACGAAACCGCCACCTCTGGATCTACTTTGGAGATACCCCATTCGATGATCCCCAATGGTTTATCGGTCAACATCTGCTGGCCCGGCGTGGAGTACTGCTCCAACAGACCCAGGAACCCGTTGATGTTGGCCGACAGATCCGGACGAGTATGCGAACCATATCCGTTGAACATGATCCAATCGACAAGATCGTCTCCGGGATACAACTGCGGAACCAAGTCGTTCCATTTAGGGTAGTTCATGTATGCCATCGCCCATACGACGTTGTCGACACCCAGATTGTCGAACCGAGTCCGGATGTTGGCCCACATCATCCGGTACTGTGCCGCAGAGCCCGACGAGTCATGGCTCTCGTGCCTGGTACCGGGATCGGTTGATACGTCGTTCTCGGGTTCATGGTGAATGACGATCATCACTTTGACCGGAGCCAACTGTTTGATAATCCTGGCTGCCGTATCGATCCGCGTGTTGACCTCGGCAGTGTTTCCTGCCGCATCGCGCCACAACCTCGCCGGTTTCCAGTTATGGACCATAATGGATTCACGTTGCGTGGTCCAGTCGACGACACCAGAATCAGTGAACGGCAACTCGCGAGCCGAAGCGAAAGCGTGAACCATATCGAGCTTGCGACCAATCCGCTGCTCGTGATACCGGTGTTGCGCATCGAACTTCTTGCCGACCTGCGGATACCCGGCAGCCCGAGCACCAAGCCACGGACGACAAGAGTTCACCAAAATATCGTTGACTTCACAAACGTGCTCACCCATCACGCCACGCTATCCCACGTTGCCCCGTTTGCTACGAAGCGACGCCTTACGTTCCCGCTTGTCTTCGGTAGCGGCCAGGAACTTCCGCAGCTCGTAGATCTCGCGAGAAACCGTGTTGATCGCGGCAGGATCGTGGCTGATGCTCAACGACGCGGGCTTCTTATCCTTGGCAGCGGCAACCAGCTCGGCGAGCCGATTGTCTATGCACTTCAACGAGTTAACAATCGACCAAAGCGCAAAAACAGCGGCTGTCAGGATCACAGCTATCGACGCCAGACAGACACCAACCATGACTTCCATCTTGTTTCTCCATCCTTGAAAAGGGTGGAGGGCCAGGCGGGTGTGAGCCTGGCCCTCCGTACTGGGTTGTGCAGGACGAACGTCTCAAGAGGCGGCCACGGGGATGGAACCGGTACCGCCCAGAAACACATCCTACCGTCATCACCTGCTCACGCACAGTATTCACGACAGTGAGTCATACACCTGTGGCAAACTGGATGAATCCCCAAACACCGCTGAGGCGTAACGTACCGGAACGCCTCAGCGGTTACTTCGCAGAAAAACCGTTACGAGCGGCCCGCTTCAGGCCAGCGAAATCACCGTCCGACAGCTCCAGGATGTCAACGGTGTGCTTGCTATCGCGGACCTGTGGAAGTCCGTTGTACAACCGCACCTCGACACACTGGGTGCCGGTGCCAGTAGCTGAACGACTCGCCTTTTTCCATTCAGTGTTCACTCAAATACTCCTTTATGGTTAGGGAAATCCGACAACTTTCATCGAAAAGATGCCGGTACCGAGATACAAAATTTTCGTACTCGCTGGCATCACGATATCGTGGACTGTGAGAGCTCTCTTCGAAGATCGTTGTCGGGTCCATGGGGTTATCAAACTCCAAAATAATGAACCGACGTTGGATGCAGGGATACGCCCCCGCCGATGGAGGAACCACAGAGATAGATACGCTGGGATGCTCTGACCAGTGAGCTAGAAAATCGCGTTGTTCGCGCATAGTCTTAATGCCGCCAACTTGGACCTCTAGCGCAGCGAAGTTCACCAGAAAATTTAGACGAAGACCATGGTCAAGCCGTTGTCTTACCTTCTCGGCACGATCGACGCGAGCCTCTACCATCTCTTCTATATCAAGCTTCCGGATCTGTGGATCTGGTGAATCAATCACGTGCTGAACCAACGCCTGCATGTAGGATTTTGTTTGAAAATATCCAGATATGAGCGTTTCGTTGTGTTCAGATATGGATGAGGCGAGCTGTTCTAGTTCTAGCAACTGATGCAAGCTTTGCGCATACCCTGCTTCAAGCATCCGCACAGATTCTTCTTTCTGTCCTGTTTGTCTCGCTTGACGCTTTAGCTCATCACGCAAAACCCCTGGTGGAACCCCATACAAATCGAGAAGTCCAGCAACAGTTGTGATCTTGATTCGGTTCTTACTAGTACCGTTCTCGATCAAGCTCAGCGTTGATCGTGCACAAATACCCGCCTCAACAACATCGTCCTGTGTCTTTCTTGCCTTGAGTCTTAGATCTCGAAGAGACCGGCCAAGCTGACGTTTCGGCATGCCTGGGAGAGAAACCATGTCTCTATCCTAACGTCCGCTATCTTCGTCCGAAAACCGGACGTTGCTTAAAAGGTTGCTTGACGCTTACGGTCAAGGTGGCACTGCCCACCGTGCGTGGTGAAGAGACGCGCCACGTTCGAACGAGCGGCGGGCAGTGAGTCGGACGACTGGGAGATTGCCCCAGATCCGGGTACCGAGGTAGCTGAAAGGTACTTGGGGCTGGGGTTCTCCTCCACGTTGATAGGAGAGATATGACTGCTCACACCGTTCAGCGGCCGATCAACCACGACCTGGCGATCATGGAGCGTTTCATCGCTCATGGCATCGCCGCCGATGGTCGCTGCCGCGTCCAAACATGCCGCCAGTCTTGGCCGTGCGAAATGCGTAACCAAGACGGGCAGTACATCAACAGTCACATTTTTGCGATTCCATCACCACACCGGCCTGTCGAACCGGTGAAGGTCGTGTTTCGACGTTCACCGGCCGACAAACCTGCACCGTTCAAGCGTGACTACCAGTCCGGGTAGACGCTCCAGGCGGGGCGGCCCGGCACCCAGTGGCCGGTCCGCACCTATGTTTGAAAGAGATCAACCATGAGTGTGACATTCGCGCCGCCCTGGCGCAAGGGCCGAAAGGCCAATGAAGCGCACATCACTGTCAATCTGGTGCCACTGTTGACGACAGTCGACGACAACGTCACCGACTGCCAGCTCCAGTTTGGGCCACCCGACAAGAACCAGATCGGGCCTCGAAGTTCATACCCGCTGCCGCTGGTGTGGGATGTCGGATCAACATTTCTGGTCATCGGCGAACTCATAGACATCGAGTTGACCGATACCCATCTGGTAGGCGAGGGTGTCATCAAACCGGGATCGTGTTCGCAGGTGGCATTGGACGACCTGCGCAACCCCGGAAAACCAGTGTGGGCGTGCCCTGATGTGGGATGGATCGAACGTGACAATGTCACGATCGACAGTCGCGGCGTCCAACTCATTACAGGATGGACACTGCGCAGCGTGACGCTAACCACTAATATCCAGCGAACCACATGGCCATACCAGATAACTCCCATAACGATGCAGGTCAACACGACTGCGGTACGCGTCAGCCGGTAGAACCGTTGGGGCATACTGGCTGACGCATCTAGAGGATGCTGACAGGGCGGGGACCGCAATTGGCTGACGGTCCCTGCCCACCCCAACAGTCGATACCCCCATGAAAGACCCCTCGTTGTGAGCGACCGCACCACCCTGCCGCCTACCGCCCGGTTCTGGGAACAACGCATCCTGTCCGAACTGTCAACACCAGGAGGCGACCCCATGGTGTCAGCAGTCGCCGCGCGAGTAGCAACCATCGCTGCTGCCGCTGGGCGACCCACTGAATCCCTCGTACCGCTTGTGGCGTCCTACATCAGCACTGGAGGCACAGGCGGCCTTAAACCGTTCATCGGTAGGAGAAACCGTGACCTCTTCACAGCTGGGTACCGACCTGGCCACCCTGGAATGTGCACTGCTGATGGGCGGGATCACAGTTTTTCTGATCCTAGTGGTGTTCAAGCAGCATTACGGCATCACCGCACGCCTGATCAATGCCATCACCTGGCCCGTTCGGGCACTGTGGAAATCGTGCAATCGACTGCTGTTGTGGCTGATCGCCATCGCCATCGTTTTGGGTTTGATACTGCTACTGGGTCAGGAAATCACAGGTGTCCCCCTGTTTGACGGGACGATAGACAATATGTCCGGTAAGTAGAAAATACTGTCAAATGGGCGACAATCAACCAGTTTGTCGCTACAGTTGATAAACCAACCGTTGCCAACCCGCTACACCAAGCGAGGCAACGATCTTCTCAAGGGGATCAAAGATGCGGCCGGACGGGGCAAACACAATAATCCGGCCGCATCGATACCTCACAAACACCACCACAGGATCATGAACCGACACATCGCAACCGCGCTGGCCGCTATCGCGGCCGTCATCGCTTTGACCACCACACCCGCCCACGGCCACGCCACCGACGAACCACTGTCAGATGGTTCCGCCCTTTGGCTGGCCACAACCAGCCAGGACGGATTCCAATCAGCGATACTGACATGCCAGCCACCCGGCGGTACCCATCCGCAACCCTGGAGGGCATGCGCCGAGATCACCGAAGCCGACGGCAACCTCGACGAGCTGTCGGGCTTGCCCGACCTGGTGTGCACCACCCAGTACAAGCCAGTCACCGCCATGGCCTACGGCACTTGGCAAGGCCAGCCCGTCACCTATACGCACACGTTCGGGAACGCCTGCGAGCTAAAGCGGTCTACCTACCCGGTCTTCGCGCTTACCGGGGGAACTGCGTGAGCGACCGGCCCGGCACGAAACTGTCGCCGATCCAGTCGGTTCTACTATTTCTCCTGCTTGTCCTCGGCATCGCCATCATCTGTGGTGGACTGGCCACCGCGCTAGCCGCCCTCGGCGTAATCGGCTAGCCCCTGATCGGAGTCCATATCAAAATCGCTACTGTCCAGTAGCGCGTATCCATGGACGTGGTTGTCCGATCGGACAACCACCTCAGTACCAGCCGGACGAACCTCTATGGTCGTTCGGCCATGATCGGGATCAATACCCAAATCCCACAGCAAACATGTGGTATCGATGTCGGTGGCCAGCGGAATCCACCGCTCCGGCCCGGAGCTGTCATCAATGCGGAACACTCCCCGCCGATTGACAGCCACCGCATCCCACTGATTGACCACCCCAACACCAGCACGCACCAGCGCCGGGTGCACCTGCCCAGTCAGCTGGAGTATCGCCGGATACGTAATCATCGGCGCGTTCCTTTCCGCATGCAGAGGCAAACATTTGTTTAAGCATGTCCGATTAGGTGCGAATGTGCAACCGGCAAAGCCAGATTACTGACCTGATTCAGCCTGACGGTCACCTTTACGTACCCGAAACGACACAAAAGGATAAAAGCCATGTAATAGACAAAGCGACCAATTCACCCATCGATCCCCCATTGAAGGATAGAAATGTATACACGACCGAAACCGTTCATAGTCGCCACCTACTCCAGCAAGGCCAACGTCGCCAAAACCAGCTGGGTAGTCCTGATGGCCTGGTACTTCAGCACTATCCGCAAGTTCCGCGTCCACACCCACGACGCCGACCCCGAACACGAATCACTCACCCGATGGCTCGACACCATCAACGACATGCCCGGCCGCGACAAAGTGCCGTTCACCTGGAAGAGCGCGATTGGCGAAACACTTCTGAACAAGATCCCCGAAACCTCCGCCGACGCCGACATCGCATTCGTCGACATCGGTGGAGGACGCAACAAACTGGCCACAGCAGCCACTGGTTTCGCCGACCTGTTCGTCGTGGCCACCGGCGAATCAGTGCTGGAAAGCATCACCATCGATGACGCCTTCGACGCTGTCACCGTCGGCGAAGCAAGATTCAAGCGAACCGTGACCAAGGGGATTCTGCTGACCAAGATCCCACCGGGAGCAACCCGGATCGTCAAGACACTTCAGGACGAATACCTCGAAGAACAGGAAGCCAACAATGTCCCCGAGGCCGAAATGATCGGCGTCTTTGATCACCCGTTCCCAGTACGCAAAAACTACATGAAGCTGGGAATGCGCCACCCCAGCGAATCGGGCGTCGACATCGATTTGACCAACGCATCTGATGTCAAGACGATCGAGATCGCCAACATGGCCGCCGAGATCGAGGAGGAAATGGTGAAGGGAGAAAACCATGCGTAAGGCAAGCTCCTCAGCAGAGGCCCGCAAGCGGGTCGCCCCTCGTACCCGGAAACCAGCACCCAGGGACGAGCCGCAGACACCCCCGGAAACCACCCGAGAACCAACGCAGACGCCCGAACAGGCGATGGCAGGGGAACCGGCAACCCCAGGGGCCAACGCGGTCGCACAGGAGCGCTCAGGCGGTGCTGCGTCAGTGGGGTCGCCGGTGGCCACTGAAGCGGATACGTCCGTACATAAACCGATGGCTGCGGACGGCGCCACGCCGGGGCCAGCCACCGCAGCCACATCCGAATCCGGGCACGCGGCGACCACAGTAGGCGCATCAGCCGCTGCGGTCACCGGTGGCCAAGTAACCGCGCAACCATCTGCACTGACGGGGGTGGTACCACCCCAACCACTAGAGACACCTGCACCACAGCCCGTAACTACGGGCGTACCGGCTGACGCACCAGCGAACATCGGCGCACCGGTAGATGGATCGGTGGCTGTCCACCAGCAGCAGCAGGCAGCCGCGCCGCTGGATAAGCGGGTAGCTAACCGTCTGCGTCACCACGTGCGGGCTGCCGCTGGCAGGTTCGCTGCCGCCAAGGAGGCTGCGGCCATGGCTGGACAGGATTGGGCGGACGAGTGCGCCACCGCACGTGCCCACGGGTATACGGAGTTGATGATCCAGGCACAGGCATACGACGCTGGGCTCACCCAGACGGACATACCCGAACGGACGTAGGCGTGACCGGATGTGTGCCCGCACCACTGTGGCGGCGCGGGCACACCCCGGTTTGCGCGTGCGCGCACGGGTACGCGGGTACGCGCGTAGGTAGGCGCGTACCCGCGCGTACGCGCGCATAAGAAGGTACATATGGCATTTGTGAGTCGGGTATCATGTTCGTTCGAGGACTGGATTACAGCCTCAGCCGTTGCTAGGCTCAGTTTGTCTCTTCACCAACCGGTGGTCACTGCTTACCGCAGCAACCACTATCCAACCCTCGTGAGGTTTTCATGGATCTTGCCGTGGACTTTTCCAACCGTAAACCCGATAAGGCTTCCAAACAGAAACCACTGACAAAATCGACCGTGGTCCCCCCAAAGCGGGCAGCAGCATCACCGGCATCAAGGACACCGGCCCCTAAAACTCCGGACATACCAGCGGCACCCAAACCGGAACCCACCGTTGCTCGCAGGCCACGGATCAAGGTGCCTCATCCCCATGATCCGAGCCCCATCATCGATGCGATCGTCCGACCATTCCCGGCCAGCTTGTACGCATGGTTCCATCAGTGGTGTGCGCGCGAGAACAGGACACAAGCAGAGATGATCATGAATCTTGTCGCTCGCGAACGGACAATCGAACAATTGGCCAACCGAAAATCGAAACCCTAAACGTCGCTGCCCGCCGCGTACGTGGTGATACCGAACACAACCCAGTACACGGTGTACGCGGTAGTGGAGTTGGCGCGGTAAGCGAATAGGTCGAATCCCGTCGCTGTAACATTCAAAGCCGTCGATGGGGAAACTGAGTCTGGGCGTGATGTTCCCGAGCGAAGAAAGCACGTGAAGAACGACCCGGTCAACGCTGGGTATGTAATCGCGTATTGCTTGATCGCTGCCTCACCCGTACCCCCGGTGGGGACTACACGTCGCGACCCGAACACGACACTACGCTGGGGGCCGACAACTCGCCCCAGCGTAGTGTCGATCTGCTGGACGTGTGCGAAGTTGCTTGGTCCCGATACCGGGTCGGCCCCGGAGTTGACGTAGTTCCAGCCAAAGTTGGTGCTGACTCCGGCCATTGTTACCCCTATTCTCCCGCAGCAGATCCTGCGGGCTGTGATGTTTCCGCAGCGCCCCATGTGGTGGCTGCGGTGGCGAACTCGGTCCAGTTGGCGTATTGAAGTGTCAGTTGGTCCCACACGACGGCTGATGTGGTGCCGGGGTTAAAGAAGTTGTCCCGGTACCCGTGCTGGAATGGCGTCTGGCTGAGGGTTGAGGCGTCTCGCCAGACGTAATAGAAGTAGGGGCCGCGCCAGTCGGTGTCGGTGACGGTCACCGAGTACGCCGGAGCACCGTCAGTCCTGGTCAGCGTGATTTCGTCGGCGTTGACTTGCAGTTGCAAGTTGACCCATGAGTTGGGTGTTACCGGGCGGGTTGTTGCCGATTGCGCTAGTTGCGTGAAGACTCCGGTGGCCGAGAACTTACCGATAACCAGTCGCCCAGCATTGCTGGTTCCGACTCCGATGTATGCCAGGTATCCATGACGTGTAGCCGGTGGGGTTGTTGAGATGGGGTGTGAGGGGTCGAGGTCGTTGTCGTTGGCGAACAGCCATCCCTGGTACTGGAAGCTACCCGACGGTAGTGTTGTTTGGTCAAGCTGCACAGCCATGGTCATCGTGTATTCGTCGACGTTGACCGATGGGTTGAATTTTCCGAGGAGTTGGTTGGGGAGTTCCCTGGCAACGTTTCCGTTCCACATTGCACGTTGTTGGAAGTAGCGGCCGAACTCGGCCTGCTTGGCGTACCCTCGTGCGCTCAAGATGGCACCGGTGTCGGTGTCGGGTGTCAGCATTCCTGTTTCAGTGGTACGAAACGCGAATGTTATTGATCCGCGCCGGTATTCGCGCCATTCGTCGCCGAGGGCTCCTCGGGCGTATACCGGGTCGGGGCAGGTGATGCCGCGCACACCGGCAGCGAACATACCCGTAGTGACAGTTTGGCGACAGTTGGTGATCGGGACGACCTGGAGACCGGCGGTCACGAACTCGCCGATCCTGCCGACGCCTTGAGTGTGATTGATTCTTACCCAGGTAGCACCCGAGGACACGATCTCTCCAGCGGTGACTGTCGTGTCATCGGCCACGTTGACTCCCACATGCGGAATCGAGGTGTCCAAGAACCGGGTCACGGTGTCCAGTGATGCAGCGTTGACGAACGGCACCACCCAGTCTTGAGCGTTCAGGCCCAAGATCGCATTGATGTTGGCGTCTACATCCATATCTCCGTCGTTCATCTGGATGAGGAACACCACGGCGCGAGCACCGATTTGCTTGAGTGCCTGCGCCGTAGTCATCAGGTTGTAGTGAGCCTGGTTGAATCCGTACCAACCACCGTCAGGTGTCAGGAAAGCCGCTGGTGCGCCGGAATTTCGACCGGTCGGGTTACCGTCAGGGGTACCGGCGTCGGATACCTGCTGCACCCATTGCTCTGAATCCAAAAACCGAATCGAGGCATTAGACAGGTTTAGTGTGTAGAAACCTGTCGACGCGGCGGTCCCACTGGGCGGCGCAGGCGACCACACTGCCACGTCGTCGGTCGAAGCCCACGACATGTTGTCGATGACATCGATGCGGTTGGCGACGGCGTATTCAATGGCGGCCGGTGAGGCGTAGGCGTGAAGCAGTCCGGCACCACCGAACATGCCAGCGAACACCTGGTCGGGTAGTCCTTCGACAGTTTTGCGGCCCTCATCGGGGGGAATAGTGCCACCGGGGGTATAGATGCCCTGGTCAGAGCCGAAAACAGTGATGTTTCCTGCGTCGCGAGACAGACGCACCTGGATACGGCCGTTGACGAACGCCAAACCGGGGCCAAGGTTGGCCACGACGCACCGGACTATGGCTTCGCACGTAGTGCTGCCTGCACCTTGGCAGCCACAACGCGCCATACCAATTCCCCCCGGAATGTCCTAAATCTGAAGTTTGTCCGTTTCGGCCTCTATCATGACACCATCTTCCGCCCATTTGCGGACAATACGGGCACCGTGTTTGTTGGTGTACCCAATTCGCGCCGTCACACGGCCCATCCCCTCGGTTGACCTGCCAATATGACGACCAATCAGAGCCGCCGCGCCCTCATCGGTGGCCACCGACCACACCTGCGAAGTACTCATCAAGCTGCTCCTGTCACATCCGACAACGTCGACAAACCGACACTGACCGTTTCAGTACCGTTTTCTTCCCACTCGACCTCCAACGTCACCAAACGCATACCCTGACGGACAGGGCTACACAAACCTTCGATGATGAACACGTCAAGCCGGATTCCAGGAATTAGATCCTCCATAGACAATGGAGCCGATGCGGTGAGTTTTGCTGAACCTGGCATGCGCACCTCGGTCGGCGGCGGGTTCCGGTTCCATACAGCGTTCTTGGCCGAGCGCTTTACGTCCGCCTGCGTGGCGTTGGAGTCCTCCATGTGCCGCAGCACGTCGATCCGGCCATACCGGTACACCGACAACCGTGAATCAGGCTCCTCGTTGACATCAGGCAGGTACGTTTCCGTAATGCCCGGCCAGTCGTCGTCGCCTTCGCTATCCCCATCGCGTTGGGTTGTCGCCCAGCCACGGACACCGGCCTCCAGGCCATTGACCAAAACGTCCACGTCCCCGTCGAAATGCTCCGTGGTGATACGTGCCTGCGTCTGATCACGGGTGGTGATACGACGTTGTAGCCGCAAAGACCGGTTGATGACCGTGAAATCCAGGGCGTAAGACTGAGCCATCTGCCGCAAAATTGAACCCAGGGTGTCAACGACGGCACCTCGCCGGTAGTTGGTGACCTCTTCAGACTCGATAACAACGATTTGCGGCATGATGATCGACGAATCGACCGGGTCGTCGAAGGCCGCGTCCATAAGGTTGGCCTCGATCATGTCGAACGCGATCTGTGTGATCGGCATGGGCTCCTCGGTAAACAACCGGTGCGCATTGACGACCTCGTCGAGACGGTGGAGAATGTCACGGCAGATCAGCTGCTTGATGGGAGAACCGAATGTTTCGATCGGTTGTATGACCTCGCCTTCCCACACTTGCACGTTGTCGCGGAAGATCCGGATCTGCGATACCCGCGCCTCAATCCGGTTCCACAGCCGACAGCAACCGGGGGAAGCGTCAACGAAATCGATGTCGATGGTGGCTTCGGAAAAATCACGCAAGACTCGGCCCCACCGGATACGCGATACCCCATCAATAGAACCGACGTAGAAGATCTCGGCCGCCGGAAGCGGCTCATCGTTCTGGTCGACACGTTTGATGGCGTGAATCTCGACGGTGTACTGGTCAGCGCAACCCAGCAAAGACGCCACTATGCGGCCTCCTGCCGCGTATAAAACCCGATCTGGACAGTCGCGTCCGGCGATATCGATTCGTGAGCGGTCACCTCAACACACAGCCCATAACCACACGAGAATTCCGGCCACACGAACATTTGCCCGGCCGGGCCGTACAACGGCGGAACGTCAGTGTCTTCCCCAGACGGCGAGATACAGCGAATCAAAGCGCGCCGGACACGGCCGTCGATCTCAGTAATCGAGTTGGGCGGAAGGTAGGACACCGTAATGTCAGCACACGCCGAACACGGCTCAAGCTGCAAAATGTCATCACAGGTCAGACCCAACGCATTGACGTAGAACCGGACGGTCAAGTTCCGTACCGGTAGGTCAGCCGACGTGATGGTCACCACCGGCACCATGTCCAGCCACGTCGACACGTTCTCAGGAGCCACCGACGCCACAACCCGTTTACCGGGGAACGGTGCGGCCGGATAGCAGGCGTCCAGGGGCGGCTGAGGAACAATGGGGATCTCTGGGCGGGGGCATTCGGGGTCCTGCCCGCACGGCACCGGCTCTTCACACCGGGCATAAACGGCCGGTAGATCAATCAGACGCCCAATCCCACCCGATGGGATGATCGTGAGTGTGTTGGTCGGCGACGGGTCCTGGTAGAGATACGGGTTATTGGCGCGCAACGTGAACTCGACTTCCCACAGCGTGTACCCGGTCATCCGGTATACGGCCACCACTTCAGGCTTGTCGATCACCTGCACGTCGTACATGGTCCGCACCGGATCGGGTGCCCACGATGTGGGACACGAGATGGCGATGCATGCTTGAGTTCCACTACATGACCCAGATGCGCAGAAGCTGCCTTTGAGGGCACGCGACAACCAAGCGATTCCATACGACAGAGCCGACTCATCGAAACCGGCCAGCACGACACGCGCCGACACATCACGCACGTTCCGGCCGTTCTCGTTGGTGTCGGGATCACTGGCCACACCCAACAGATCAATACCGCCGACACCGAAAAACATGCGCGACTCTGGGCGGCCAGGGTCGAACCACGGTGCGTCATCTTGCGCCGGGTCGATATACGGGGGAGTCGACACCAGTGAGAACAATTCAGGACACGGCATGCAGATGGTCGTCGGCAGGCCACCGCACCCGGCTCTGGCCACGTAGGAGGCCATCCGCATCGAGTTGATGACCTCGTTGCCGTCGATCGACATCCATCCTGAACGGTCAGCGAAACTCACCGGGTGACCACCTGCCGTGAGAGCATCCGCACCGCGCGAGTGGCGACCAGATGCGGGTTGACGGAGTTGGAGTGCACGTGCATCTCAATGGGCCGCGAATCGGGTGTACCGGAGTTGGTCATGTCTCGCCCGGCCAGCAACTGCGCCAGCCCGGACTGCTGCGCCAGCGCGATGGCGCGCTCAGGCCGCGACAGAGGTATGATCACTTCGGGACCGGCTTCGCCGACCATCGCGAATGTGGGACCGGATACGATTCCACCGTTGGCGAAACCGATCCAGCTTCCGGCTTCATCCAGAGCACTGCCGATGGTGTCGCCGATTGTTCCGGCCAGATCGCCGATCGCGTCGACGATGCGGCCGGGAAGCTCCTGGAACCAGCCGACGATATCGTCGATGAACCCAGAAATATCATCGGCCACATCGGACACAATGTCGGTAAAGCCCTCAAAAATATCTCCGACGGCCTCGATGGCCGATGTCAAGGGTCCGCCCACTTTGTCGATGATGAAATCGGCGGCGGCACCCAGGGTAACTTCCAGTGCGTTCGCGATTTCGATGACGATCGTGATAAAACCGCCGATCACACCGACAATTACGTTAATTATATCTACCAATATTTCGATGGCTGGTATGACTACGGCGATGATGATGCTGGCTAGAAGTTCCAGGATCGTGACGGCCGGATCGAGGCCGACCGACAGCAAATTCACAAAAAGTTCCACAAGGGACGGCAAGATCGGCAACAGTCCATCTAGGATTCCGGCGATCAGCTCGGTCAGAGGTGGGATCAGGGCCTCGAAAACCTCGAAAATCGGAATCAGAGCCTCCACAAGGGTGGAAAGCAGCGGCACTAGGCTGGTTATTATCTCTGCCAAGGTTTCCCAGATCGGGACCATTATGGACAGTGCACTATCGATCAGCAATATCAGTATGTCAACAAGGGGCTGGATCAAGGGTGTAAGCGCCTCCACCGCAGGTAGGAAGGCATCTGCCCACATTGTCACCAGCTGCTCGATTATCGGCGCAAGGGTTTCGAGCACAGTGGACAAACCGGTTCCGATGATCTCGATCAGCGGTGCGACAGCCTCGATCACTTTTCCGAAGGTCTCACCGAGCACGCCAATCAGCGGTGGCAGCACAGTGGACAATACCTCCACAATGGGCTGGATCGCGGGGATTAGAGCGGAGAAAGCGCCAACGAGCAGGCCCAATACCACCCCTGCCAGATCGCCAATCAGTGGAATAATCGGCGCAAGTGCAGTTAGGACAGTCCCGAGGACGGCTCCGAGGGGCTGCAAGGCCGGTGCCAGGGCAATCACGGCGTCTGCCAGAGCCTGGAAGACGACAACCACGCCGGGGCCGACGGCAGCTAGCCCGTCTGCCAGCCCAGAAAAGGCGGCGGCAAGCCCAGGACCTGCGGCTTCGGCGATATCGGCGATAATTGGTGCTAGCAGGCCGATTCCGGACACGAATGCGGCCACCGCAGGTGCCAGCGCGGCGAAAATGTCGGCCAGAGCAACGAAAATCGCCCCCAGCGCCTCTTGACCGGCCGCCGATTCGGCGATATCGGCCAGCAACGTGACCATTCCGCTCAGCGTGCTCAAGAATCCGGACCCGGAGTCCTCGGCGGCCGAGAAAATGGCCTGGAAAAGCCGTCCGACCTCGCTGATCAGGTCAATAAAGACACCCAAAGTGGCCACTGCGGCGTCAAACGATGACAGCAGTGCCCCCGAGTCGGCTCCAGCGGACAAAAACTCGCCGAAACGCGTCGCGGCGTCGGCGATGGTCTCCGAAAATCCTTCGAATCGGGGAAGCAGAGCTGTCGCGGCGTCGCGCAGACCCTCAAAGAACGGCTGCATCGCGGTGGAAAGGTTCTCGAAGATGACACCAAGGGATGTAAATGTTTCTTCGAGGGCGGCCCCGGTGGCTTCTTGGCCCGCGAACTCCAAAAACTCGGCGACCAGTACACCCAGGCCGGACGCGGCAGCATCTACCCCGGCCTTCAACGGCCCGGACAGGGCACTACCCAGCTGGGAGATTTGTCCACTGATCTGCGAGAACAGTGCCTGTTGGGCGATAGCGGAAATGCCGTCGAATGCGGCACGCATGTCGATGAGTTCTTCGACTGCCGATTGCGCAGCCGGGGTAAGGTCCGCCATGGCGGCACGGATTTTGTCGATATTGCCGCTGCCCAAGTTGGAGAAGACCTCTCCGAATCCTTGGAAGGCGAGGACTGCGGTGGTAGCGGCCGCCCCCAATAGGCCGATCGCCGCCGGAAGGCCAGCGGCCAAGGGTGCCAGCTGCACAAAGATCGCGTACAGGGCGGTGCCAGCGGCAACCACGACACCGATCTGCGACGGCAGTTCTTGGAATATGCGACTGACGAGCCTCAGCGGCCCAGTGGCCAGGGATGCGAAGGCTGACCCCAGGCGGGTCAAGCCTTGTCGCGCGCCGAGAGCGAATCCGCGTCCCCAGGCGGCTCCGGCTCTGACACCTTCAGCGGCACCAACTTGCTGCCCTGCTTGTCGGCCCAGACGCCCAAACGCCGATGACGCGGCGCGGACGAAAGCCTGACCGAATCGCAGCCCGGCACGGATAGCGTTGGCGTTGTCAATGGCGCGGGTAACAGCGGTGGTCAGTGTGGTGAACGCGGTGGCCGCGCCACGTACGAAAGCTCCGCCCCATCTGATTCCGGTACCGATGGCACGCGATCCGGTGACGGAGTTGGCAACGTTTTCGATGAGTCGGCCCAGGCCACGGTTAGCGCCGGTGACAAAACCTCGACCCCAGCGGGCACCGATGTCCAGGCCAGTACCGATGGCACGATTGATGCCCCGCCCCAGGGTTGTATCAAGGAGCCGGTCTACCCCACGTACGAATCCGGCTCCCCACCGGGCACCTACATCCAGCCCGGTCCCGATGGCACGGTTGATGCCCCGGCCGAGGCTGGAATCCAGGAACCTGTCCGCGCCTCGTACGAATCCGGCTCCCCACCGGGCACCGGTGGCCAAACCTTCACCGATAAAAATGTTGAGTTGGCGTCCCATGTCGCGTACGGCTGCGACAAATCCGGAGTCGAAGCTGCGTCCGAAGTTACTTCCGGCGGTACGGCCAGCGCCAGTGTTGATGCGTAGGCGGCCCATGGACCGGTTCAGTGACCGTTGGACGCCACTGGCTAGTTGTGAGCCAATGTCGTCGCCCAGGGCGGCAAACTCGGCGCGGAGCTTGCGGCGCAGGTCACCTAGAAAACGGGAGGTGTCAGCGAGGACTTCGACCTCTGCGGTCGCGATCGTCGCCATGCGTTTCCCCCGAAACTAAACTCCCGAAACCCCACAATTCGGGCATATGGCATTATCCTACGCTTTTGGGACTAATCTGAGCCCCGCATCCAGTCAGGTGTGACACCGGGCGCGTCCATCGGCAACCGGCCGGGAACCGTCAACTCCGCCCACGCGGCGTTCCGCTCCTCCTCTTTGTGATTCATCGACATCTGCCACGCGATGGAGGCCGCCGTCCAGTCGGCCGCCGACATGGCATCCACTGGCAGCGCCACATTCAGCAGCGCCCAACACCGGAACGTGGCCTCGTGGAAACGAAGTAGTCGCAGTGCCCGCGACGCGATATAGAACGGCCACCCATACAGGTATGTGCCCAGTGGCTGCACCGCCACGTGCAGCCGTTTAGAAGTCAACTTGTGATCGGGATCGGCAAGATGTTCAGCGATCCGGTCGGGTCCATCACCGGTCAATGCCCCTGGAATCAGGGCTGTCCAGTTGTAGGCAGCGGCCAGGTCCATCAGCGCATATGGATCGGGCACGCGCAGGTGATATTCGTCTTCGCCCAGGATCAGGGCCACGACCGGCGGAGAATGGCCCGGCCGGTGAAGCCGATGGCGAAACGAGGCGATCACCGGCGTTTGCTGCGACGCCTATCGGAGCGGTTGCGTCGTGTTGGTCGCATAGACGTATCGGTCAGCTCGTCAGCCCATTTGCTGACAGCCGTCTCGGTGATCATCCCTCGTTTCCGCAAAGACACCTTGCGTTTACCGTTTTCATCGACCGCCATAATCTCGGCTAGCAACCGGTTCAAACCGTCAGGGACGTTCTGGCCGTTGGAGTCGGTGGCACCGGCAAAGGTTTCGGTGAAGAAGAACCGGTGCAGCTCGTCCAGGTCGAGGTTTCCGTCCTGCTCGAAATCACCCAGCTCGGTCAGCAGATTGTCGTCGTCGAGCTGGAGGGTGTACACGATGCCGCCAAGACGGAAAGTCTGCGGCGTGAATGGTTCGTCGCTGATGTCGTCCAGGTCCAGGTCGACAACAACTGGTGGTAGCGCGGGCACGGCGGCCTGCGGGGGCACTAGTTGATTGGTAACTGCCTGCTGTTGCTGAAACTGCTGCGCGGCAGCGGCTTGAGCTTGGGCTTGCCCCAGTGGCATCGACGCCACAGGGCCGGAAGTATAGGCATACGCGTCAGGTGTAGTGGTCACCAACCGGACTATAAACGGACATTCTTCTCTAAGGACGCATTTCAGGACGAATAGATTCGCGTCTGTGGCGGCAACCACCCAAAACCACTGAGTCGATAACATGTCGCATGACCGACTGCACCCGCCACGACGTAACTGATCTACCCATCACCCCTGGAAGCGCATACGACGTTACGTTCAGCAACATGCCTCCACAGCTGGTCAACACCATCGAAAGCGCTATGATCGCCGCCGTTGACGACTGCTGGTGCGCCCCCGATCGGATCGACGCCGTTTTGGGACATCCTGTGGCACCAATGCTGATCGTCGCGGCGATCCTGACGGCAATGCGAACCCATAGCCCCAACGGCCAGAACGTCTATTTCGACGTACCCGACGGCATGGCAGACCACCGGAAATCAGGCAGGATCATCGCCGAGTTCGTCAACCAGATCGTTGTGGCGCGGGGCGTTCCCGAGATCACCGCCGTGTGGGTGGCTGTCGGCCGCCGCCTGCTCAAAGCCAGCGACACGAACCGGCGCAAGACTCTTCAAACCGCCATCAAGATTCACGTCGCCAACCATCAGGAAGCCAAGATTACGGAACGTTCTTCCTGACCGACCATATATAGCCTGACCGGGCGACTCCTTTAACCAAGCCCCGCCACATAAATTCGTTGGCTTCTTGCCCGGCGATACTGGCAACCCTGACCATCCCGTCCGGCGACGGGTACTTGCGCGCCGGAAAAACCAGTAGAGGCGCTGTGCGGGGAAAGATCCGCCCCGTCGGGCCATCCCTGTTGTATTCGCCGGTTCCCCGGTTGACCCACCCTGCGGCCGGATCGACGTTGAATATCCTGGAGGTGACATTCCGGAATGCCTGAACGTGGTTGACATGCCGGTTTGATGCCTTCATCGCCGCTGTTTCTCCGACCGGAGTCTCAGAGATCACCGATGACAGGACCGAGTTTCCCGTCCGCCTGACCATGCGAGGCACGTCGGCGACGTTAAGGATCTGGTTGACGACATCCATGTGGATAGTGATCTTGGTGGCCATCAGCCACCACCGGCCGGGCCTGACACATACGTCACCTGATTGCTGTAAATAGCCTGCGCGGTGTACCCGGTCGGGTCACCGGCGTCGGCGGCCACCATCAACTCGATGCCACCGGCCGGTTCATCGGTGGCGGTAGGGTCTCCGGACACGACGATCTGCAACACATTTCCCGAGCACATACCCAACGGCCCCAGCGGCGAATTGGTGGCAGCGACCACAGTGAAACCCGATCCTTGCTGGCTGGTCCACACATCGCAGCACAACACCTTGAACAAGGTTTGTTCGTCGGCCTTGAGCAGTTCTCGGTCCTGGTTGTACAAATCGGGGTCGGGTGCCTGGTTATCGACCTGGACGGCCTTGATACACCGCCGCAGACCAACTTCGATCATGGTTTCCCACGTGGCCGAGCCGCCACAGAACCGGCCGTCCCACGATCTGCCACTGTTGACAGTGCCGGGCCTCCAGCCCGACGCGCCACGCCGCACCCATGCCATCCCGTTTTCGCCGGTATCGGTGGTGCTGCACCGGTCGGCCGGGGGACGGTTCTCCCCAGCATAGTGATGGCAGGCGCACGGTGGTCGGCCCTCGGCGGTCAGCATCGCGCACAGGCACGTCAACAGGTCGTTTTCGAGCAGGTCAATCAGGTACGCCATTAGGTGACCGGTCCTTCGTAGAACACCAGGGGCTCATCAACATCTGGTGACCACACGGCGGGAACCTCGGTGAGCCCGTATGGGTTGATGGAGGCAACGAACTCATTGACGATGGCGATTCCGGCATCGAAGTTGTCACCGGTACCAAAACGCATGGAAATACCCTCACGGTTCATGGACGTGACACCCGGCGGTAGCGTCCCGCAGTCGCCGCCAGCATCCGGCGGACAGTCGGTGAGGTATTTGCAGGCTAGTTTGGAGACGGCATTGATGGCATCCGGTCCCGGTGGGACACCACGCTGATAAGTGACGGTGAACCCATCGGCATCGGGAACACGCAGGTCTTGACAGGACGGCCAGCAGCCGCCATTGACGCGGGCGACCTTGTCGCCGGTCAAAGGCCGCCAATCGGATGCCGGTACCAGTTGACCGCCGATAGTGACCGACTCGACCAAATGCACCGGACCGGGCAGCGTGACCGTGCACAATTTCGTGCAGGAGCAGTCGCCTTCGCAGCCACACAAGTTGTTGTACCAGTTGCCGTCGCGAATGTAGGGGACCATCCATCCGCCCCAACTGCGGGTGCTGGAGCATTCATCGAGGCAGGGTCGCACGATGGCCCGGCATAGACCCAGGATGCCACCGATGGCTCGCCACAAATCGATCGTGGCGCGCATTTGCGCCTCACGATGCTCCGGGGTCCACTGCGCCGGGTCTTCTGGCCAGCCGGGGCAGCACCTCGGGTTGATCGGCCACGGCGTGCACGGATACAACGCGTTAGCCATACCCGTCCCCCCTAACCCTGACGATTCACCCGATTCTACCCAAAATACGACATAACGGCTGAAATGGTTGGTGTGCGCGCCGGACGATGCCGATATGACGAAGGCGGGGGCCGATGAGGTACCCCCGCCTTCCTGGTGCTCCCCGTGGAGAACCGTGTGCTGTGGCCCGGACTTCCCCCCGCTACCGCTCAGTCCGGGCCGCCAGCCGCTTGCGGTATAAGCCCCCCGCTGCGACTGGTGTCGCGTTCACCGAAGCCGAATAGGTCGAATCGGTGTATCCGGTCGCCGATGCCTTCACCTGGAACTCGTATGCGGAGTCGTTGGTCAGGCCAGTGACTTCGGCTGTCGTTCCCGCAGCGGCCGTCATCTCGGTCCACGTTCCGTCGGTCAACAGCTTGTACCGGACGGTGTAGGTCTCAGCACCCGGCACTGCGTCCCATGTCAGCGACACCAACGCGTCTCCGGCAGTGGCTGCCAGGCCCGTCGGCGTCGACAACTGGATACCGTCAGTGGTGCATGTGTTCGGATCGATCGGCGACACATCGGAGGCCAAGATCGTCAAATCGAACTGGTCGGCCTCCTCGGCGTCGCAGACGATGGCCGCGCCCCGACTGGTGAACGGGATATCCCCGTAACCGGCGGTGCACACCTCCGGTGGAATGTAGTAGTAGCCGAGCTTGCAGCACGACAGGAACCTGATTCTGGGATCAGTCATCCCGTTTTCCTGCTTGGCCCAGCACGCCAGCTGCTGCGCAACCGCCGTGCGGGTTGGGCCATCGACTGGGATGAGGCTCAAGCCCGCTCCAGGAACAGCCATGGTGGTACCCCCTGTTGATAATGGATGGTTACGCGGCGGTTGTCGCCGTGATCAGGACCGACCAGTCGCTGTCGGTGTGGTCGGTGGCTTGGGCCTTGACCTGGATGTCGTATCCGGTGTTGGCGGTCAAACCGTCGATGGTGTCGGCGGCGGTGGCCACCACAGGCCGTTCAGTCCATGTGGTGGTGCCCGTCGGTGCATGCCGAACGATGTAGCCTTCAGCGGCCACCGGTGTGGTCACCGCGTCCCACGTCAACGGAATGGTCGTTGTGGTCACCGTCCCGGCGGCCACGTTCGTGGGAGCGTCCATCTGCGCCGCCAGGGTCACTGCCAGTGCCGTGTCGTCGGAGGACGAGACGGTGACGGTGGCCACGATGTGGTAATCGCCTGCGGCTTGCGAAGCGGGGACGATCAGGGCCGTCGCGGTGAACGCTCCAGCGGCGTCGGTGGTGACCGGCTGCGACACGATCGCGGTGCCGCCGGAGCCGGGAGCTCCGGGGTGAATCGCGACGGTTCCGGTGGCCGAGGCAGTAAAACCGGTACCGGTTACCGATACGGTGCGTTCTGCCTCGTCGCCGCCAGAGTCGACGGTTGTCTTGTCGGCGACGATCGCCGGAGTAGCCGCTACGGTCACGGTGATCGTGGTGTTGTCGGAACCGGCAGTCCCCACAGTTCCCACCAGGTGGTATTCGCCAGCGGCTTGGCCAGCCGGTACGACCAGCGTCGCACCGGTGAACGCTCCAGCGGCGTCGGTGGTGACATTGGCGGTCGCCAACACGGTGCCGCCGGAGCCGGGTCCACCGGTGTTGAGGGTTACGGTTCCGGCGGTCAAGGCGGTGAACCCGGTTCCCGCCACGGTGATGGTGCGGGCAGCAGCGTCTCCACCAGAATCGACGCTGGTTTTGTCGGGCGTCAACGCCGCACCAGAGCCGGATATCGGAAGCGTGAACGTAACTGTCTTGGTTTTGGTGGGGTCCTGTTCGCTGGTGACCGTCACTGTCCCCGACGTTGCCCCCGATGGGTACTGCTTGGTGTCGGTGCCTGCGTCGGGTCGACCTGTCTTGTCAGCGTCGGCATCCCATTTGATTTTGACCGTCATGGCCGTATCTCCTTAACTACGCTTGAGTTGAGTAGGTGACCAGCGCGGTCATCCCGGTCGGATCGGCAGGGTCGGCGTCGACTGCGGCGTCCATGCCGCCGCCTGTGTCGGTGCCCCAGGTCGCCAGCGCGGTCATCCCGGTCGGATCGGCAGGGTCGGCGGTGACCGTCAAGGTCAGTTCGCCGCCACCGGAACCGATGACGACATCGGTGGTGGCCATCGCCAGCGGGTTGGCTACCGAACGGACCGTGATCTCGTAGGTGCCGTCGGCGGCGTATATGTGCGATACGGTGCCGCCGTCGGTGGCCGGGCCGGACGACGATTGACCGTCACCCCAGTCGACAGTGGTCAGGCCATTGCCGTGGTTGTCGACGGTCAGGACAACGTTGTTGCCGTCAACAACTGCCGAGATGATCGGGTTCTGCTGCGTGGGCAGGATGACGGTTTCGGTGTCGTAGTAGACCGGCTGTTCCACTCGCGTGGCTTTGATCTGGTAGACCCCTGCGGAGGCGTAGCAGTGCTGCATCTCCAGCGGGGTCGTACCGTCAGCGGTCGCCAGGCTCGGCGGTGTGCCGTCGCCCCAGTCGACGGACACGCGGCCGTCGGAGTGTGGTGGCATCACGATGGTCGCGTTGACGCACATGTTGTTGGTGTCGTCGCCGACGACTGTCAGTTGCGGGTTGTCGTCGGGCAGCGGGATGATGACATCCCGGCAGACGACGATGACCGGTGTCTGTTTGTCCGCCACGCAGATCGAGTAGGTGCCGTCGGTCTCGTAGCAGTGTGTGGCAACCGAGCAGTCCGGGTATTCCTCGGGTGCGGTGCCGTCGCCCCAGTTGACGGTGACCGGTCCGTATCCGTGGTTGTCGATGATGACGCGGACACACGACCCGGTGTCGTTGGATGGATCGCGGTCGATGATGAGGCTGGCTTCTTCGGGGATCGGCCGGGGCAGGTTGACGCAACCGCCGGTGACGGCTGGTGGCTGCACGTTGGTGCTGATGTCCAGCAGCTGTGTTCTGTCGCTCATCGGGTCGCGCAGAACACTCGGCAAACCATTAACTATGTCTACAAGGTACGGTCCTTTGCGCCATCCGACTGGGATGGTCGTGGTGCCGTTGAACGTGAAAGTGGTCGCGTCGTTGGCGACAACGATTTCACCGGGCACCGCACCCACCAGGCGAGGCGTCAACAGGTAACGGAAACCACCCTGAGCGCCAGGGCCACACTGCACCCCAGAAGATCCGGCCGACCCGGTGTTGCCCCAGACCTCCAAAGCGAAACCGGTGTCACATACCAGCGACCCGACGACCTGGAACCCCTTGATGTTGCCGAAATCATCGTAGTAAGGAATCCACGATGGATACATCATCAAGATGATGCAGGGGTCCACGGCGCAAAACTGGATAGCTACAGTCCAGTTGGTGATAGAAGCGCAGGGCGCAGGAGAACTGATGCATTGTTCCCCGGCGAAGTTCAGAACCGAGATTGCCTCACCCTCTTCAGAGTTCGGCGTGTAGGTGACCTGGATGAGACCTTTGGTCACCGCCATCGCGCCAGGTCCATAGATCGGACGGCCCAGTGCGTCCAGTTTCGTGAACCGCGCAACGCGTCCACGCACAATGGAGCTTTCAGCCATTGCTCTCCCCCTCGTTACGCGACCGCGACTTACGCGCGCTCGTCGTGGTCTTCTTGGATTTGGGTTTCTTGCGTGGCGCGGCCTTAACCACCGCAGGTTCAGCCATCTCAGCGGAGGGCTCGGCGGTCATTACCGACGACAGTGGGACGGTGGCCTCAGGCCCGGCCTCCCCACGAAGCTCGATTACCGGCCTCGGCGGCGAAGCGGCCACTGTTGGCGGCGGTGGTGCTGGCACTGGAGCTGGTGGGGGAGGTACCAGAACTAGGTCAGGTGCTTTGCTGTGAAGCGCCAATGCCACCGACGTGGGCATGACCACAACCCGGTGGGCGTTGGCGCGCGACAAAACCGGCACAAAATCGCCGATCGCCAGCGACTGCGCACGATCTACCGCCTGCCGCAAAATCCCCGGCAACGACACGGTCGCCGGTACGTAAACACTGGTCAGCTCAGTCATGGCTACAGCACCACCGCAGTCACATGCACAACACCCGGTACCGGGCAGTCATCAAGGACCACGACGGTCTGTTCGGCCACAGCGAACCGGTCGTTGCGTTCTTTATCGACGACCTCGATCGGGTCGTCGGTGGCGGTGATGATGGAGATGGCACCGGTGATGAACATCCAAAAATCGGCTCCGGTCGCAGCGGTATCGGTGCCTTCTCGTGGGTATCCGTGCCCGACGATGACCGGTGTTCCGCGCCAGGTCCGTAGCCGCTCGTCCCCGTCGGCGGTGTCGTCCAGCAGCCCGGCGTTCGATAGGTAGGCCACCCCCCACGGGGAGGTATGGATAATGCCCATTCCGTTGTAAACAGACGCTATGTACTGCTCCAGTTCAGCCAGGGCACGCACCGGGTCGACGGCGTTACCAGCTGCTAGTTGTTGGCCGCGCTGAATCAGTGATTCCCAGTAGTGCCTCTCGATCGTCCGGCCAGCCGACAGCTGTAGGGCCTGGGCCGCCCACGGGGCTGCCTCGTCGAAAGCCATCGTGGAACAGATGACTTCGGCGTAGATCGTGAATGGATCGGCCGTGATGGTTTGCCATGGCGGTGTCGAGATGTCTTTAACGGCGCACGTGGCCTGAACGAAGGTGGCGGTTCCGGTGAAGTCGTCACCGATGTACAACCAACCAGACACGAATGACCAGGACTCCACGTCCCGAATACCGATCCGGTAGATACCTGGAGCCAGGTTCTCCACCAGCGTGGACGTGCCCGCTCCAGCGGTAAGAACAGTCCTGGTCGACCCGATGTACACCAGCAGCTGCCGGTTGTCGCCCCCGGTGGTGGTGGCCACCGCCGATACGGCGGCTCCGCCTCCGGTGGCCGCCGGAGCCGCCGTCAACACCGTGGTGATGCCGAAGCACCCGTCGGGCACGGCCTGCTCGGGTACCGCGATGACTAGCGGAGCGACCGGTTCGACCAGTGTCCCGTCAACGTTCTGTTCTACCGCCACGGCGATCGTGGTTCCGGTCACCAGGTCGGTGATCGTGGCTGTAGCCACCAGCGGTGCGTCGGCACTGGTGACCACCGGTGTGGCTGCCGCCCCCGTGGGGGCGACAGCACTATAGGAATCGGTTTGGGTTTCGACCCGCACCTGGATTTGCCGAATGGGGCCACCGTCGACGGCGGCAGTAAACGTCAGCCCGTATTCGAATGGTTCCGCCGCGCCGGTGCGAGTACCGGTCAGCGTCACCGAGATGGTGCGGGTGATCGTTTCGCCAGTCGGCTGGCCGGAACCTTGGCACCATTCACCCCACACTTTCGCCTCATGGCAGGCGAAAGTGTCGTACTCGACGCCGGTGCGCCATTTGCCAGAATCTGGGTTCTGTTCGGCGGCAACGTCGAGCAGCCCGTACAGCGGCCGGTTGGCCGCTGGCGGGTCTACGCGGGAACGGATCAAAGCCACGGCAGCGTCCTTACGGCGTAACCGGGGCGCACTGGGTGCGCTGGTGTGTACCGGACAGACCGTTCGGGCACAGGTTGAGTGTCAGCAACATGCTGCGGCCACAGCGGGTGCAGACAGCAAAACCTTCCTCAGTGAACAGTCGAGTGTAGACGTTGCGCTGAAGGTCAACGGAGTCGTAGACACCAGACAGGTTGATCACGTCCTGCTGAAGACCGAAGAACGTCCCCGGCTCGAACAACAGGATCTGCACCTGCTCAGGCCACTGCGTCGGCACCGCGCCACCAAACGACGTGTCGTCCTGATCGGCCATGGCGTCTTGCCAGTCGTATACATACTGGAAACGCACGCCACGGTCGGCGAACCAACGGTCCAAAGCGGCGTCGGCTCCGGCTCCCCACCGGTCGTCGATACCCAGTTTCTTGGAAATGTCGGCGCGCAGGATGCCCCGGAACCAGTACGGCGCGATCGCCTCCAGCGTGGCGTTGCGGGCCAGGCGGCCGGAGTACCGGAAAAACTCGACCTGGAGTTCCAGAACCGACAGAACCGACTCGAAGGCTCCGGGACCGTGCGGATCGAAAATCGAGGCTTCCTGAGGGAACGCCGGGGCCGGAACTTCCAGCGAGTAGGTGGCCAGGGCCGCCATACGCCGGATACGCTCGGCGTTCATCTTGTGGGCATGCGCCAGCATGGCCAGCTCAACGAACTCAGCGACCTTCTCGGGCCAGCCTCGTTCGGTCAAAATTGGCTGCTTCAGACAGATACCGCTGATGTCCATGCGACATTCGTCGAGGTCAGCTGGGCACGGGATTTCATAGCAAGGCTTCAAGACGCCAGCGATGGCATCCACTTCGGTCTGGATGAATCCGACGTTCTGCCAGATCGCTGAGAAGTCTGGTTTCCCCGAGTACTTGATGCCACCACGCGAGGCGGTGATGGTGGGAAGGTCCACCATCCCGTCCCTACTGACAGTAATCGGACAGGTGTCGTAAATGAATTCTGATGGCGCGCACCAGCCTCCAGCTGCGATAAGACCCTTCTCACCGCCGGGTAGATTCCGCACGTCGGTGACGGCATCGACCTTGACGTGGTCGCCCTCTCCGGCATAGAACAGGTGGTCGGGTGCCTCACGGCGAATCGACGCCAGCTGCTGCTGAATGCCTGGAGCTTGAGACCGCGACACCATGGTCATACCGGTCTGGACGGCCGCAGACACCTGCGCCATGTCGTTTAGTTCTTGACCGGCCCGGTATCCGGGCAGGTCACCGGCAGCAACGATGGTGTGTTTGATGCGACGCGGGTCGGCCGAGGTTTGCGCGGTCGGCGCGGGAATGACATTGGTCAGCGGCACTGTCTCGCGGCGGCCATCAGTGGCGGCAGGCGGGTTGGCCGCAGCAGGTACAGGCTCCAACGCAACTTCTACTTTCTGCTCGGCGACCGGAGCGACTGCTTCGGCCGCAATATCGGTGACGGCAGGAACCGCAACGGGCTCCGGCGCGATCGGCTGTTCTGGAGGCGCGACCTCCTGCACGGCCACAACTGGCTGAGCAGGTTGTGGTGTGGGCGTCTTGGCGACGGCCGACGCGTCGGCCAGTTTCTGGGCAGCTGCCTTGGCCCGCTCAGTTCGAGCGGCCTGGTCTTCCTGCGTGGTTTCGATGGACGCGGCAACCGGTTCAGCGGCCGCCTCGGTGACGGGCTCTTCGGCTGCCGCCTCTTCGCCTTCTGTACCGGCGTCGATTTTTTCGGTAACGATGGCGATCAGCTGGGCGACAAGTTCGGCCTCAGCGATCTGCTCATCGGTCATGTCGGCCGGTTCGACAACGGTCAGTTCGGCGGCACGGTTAGAGAGTTCTTCTTGCAGCGCGGCCAGATCGATGTCTGGATTAGCCAGCAGTTCGTCAATAGTGGTGGTTAGCTGCTCTGGATCGCTGATCTCAGCCAGAGCGGCAAGGATGTCGGCCAGAGTCATGGCTTCCCCCGATAGTGAATGTCTTAAGTGGGCACGGCTGTTGAAGCCCGAACCCGGCCCTCTAGCCAGACAGTCACGGTGCGAGCGGAGTGGTCACCCACGGCACCACATAACTCGCAAATCGGACATTACCACACGAAGTCGACACATCACATCAAATCGGGACAGATGGTGGTAGTGCGGGTCAGAAATCTTCACGCAAACCACTACCGACTCTTGCTTTAGCAACTCCGCTGCGCAATGATCAATGGCGTCGCTGTGGCGACGTTGCACTTTTCGCGGCCCGAAAAAATCGGGGGGTTGTGGCTACGGTGGGGTAGCCACAACCCCCCGGCGGGACACCGCCTACCGCCGCGACCCCGGCGTCACGATCTTGATCTCCCCACCGTGAGCGGCCTGATGCCGCTTAGCATCAGCCTCACTGCCATAAGACACGGCAAACCCATTGCTGATCACCTGGTAACGCAGACGCCCACCCGGCGTCCACGCGCTAGAGGCCCCACCGGCACCCGCAGTACAACCACACATAATTGCCCCCGTTGTTTCTTAGTTGTCGGCCCGAGCGCGCGCCCGGTTCAGATTCCATTCGGCGATGTTTTTGCAGCCACGCGCTCGGGTGCGCGGTGTCACCCGTTGAATACCGGCAAAGTTCAGACCGTCAGGTGCCCCCCAGCACCACCGTTTATTGACGTTGACCGCCACAGCGATCGCATGCGACTCTGAAAACCCTTTAAGGATCAATTCGTCAGCGACGGCACGTATACCTTCGGGCAGGCCACCGGTCTGCTCCACCCAGTTACGGCCACGCTCATCCAAGAACCGGTTACGTCGACCCTGGGCGACCAGCGCCGGGTCGGAGTCAGCGTCATCGTCACCCACAGACGCGGCCATACGAGCCGCCACGGCTGAGGTCAACACCGAATGGGCTTTACGGGCGCGACTGCGCCGCACACAATCGCGCATGACCGCGCTGGCGGTGCGGGCACGCGCCAACCGGGCAGCGTCGGCCTGCTCTTTACGGGCCGACGCCGCACGCTGCTCGGTGACTTCGGCGTACCGGGTGGCGAACTTGTCGATGAATTCGTCGGTCAGTTCAACGTTGACGACGTTGTCGCGTTTTTCGGGTATGACGGCTCCGGCGGCGACCATCGTCAGTTGACGGCCATCGGCGACTTCCACGGCCGGAACAGGGAAACCGGGAACATTGACCGCCAGGGCGGCTACTAGTTCCAGTGGACCGCGTGGCCGGGTTTGCCGCCAGTCACCCGACACCCCTGACAGCATGAGTCGCAGTTTCTGGTCCTCAGTGATGGAGGGCAGCAGCGCCCCGGCCAGCCAGATACGGCCGCCACCGGCGTTGTCTTCTCCAATGTTGACGGCCGCCACGATCGCGCCGGTGTGGTCGTAGTGTTCGACGGCGGCTTGCGACCCGACATCCATGCTGGCGTGACCGGTGTCCATGGTCAGGACACCGACGGCGATTTTCGTACCGTCGGCGGTGATGATGGTCCGCTGCCGAAACGACCGGTACAAACCATCGGGGTCATGTGGTGGGTAGATATCCGCCCCGGCGTATCCGATGTGTCGTTGACCGAACCGCGCCAGGTCACCGAACACCTGGCCGTCGGCGGTGATCGTCAATGGCGCTGGCTCTTGGGCGTCGAACCATTCCCGTGGTGGTTTCCATTCGGTGCCATCGGCGGCTGACGCCCGGATGACCGGGTCGTATACCGGTATGTCGGTAGCGGGTGTGTCACCGCATGGGCATGTGCAACCACCGTCGCCGCATTCTGTCTTGGGCTCTGGTTGAACCGGTTCTTCGGCGGCCGCCACCGCCGAGGCGGCAGCCGATTCCCAGGGCGCAACGATGGAGTCGTCACCGAATTCTTTGGCGAACCGTTCGTACAGGGTCGTCAGCGCTGAGCGCATCCGGTCGATATCGGCGGCGGGAATGTCTTCAGCGCGCTCCAGGTAGGAGGCCGCAGCCGTCACCCCGGACCACACGATGTGCTTGGCTCCGTCGAATATGTCGGCGACCGGGAACTTGTAGGCGGCCATGGTGGTGTCGTCGGTGTCGGGGTCGCGCCATAGGAATCCCTGGCCCATGCACGTGGCGTCGAGCGTGTCGTCGCTTGTGCATGCGGCGGCCATCGCCTGGGCGGCGGCGTCACCGTCCCATGGCGTGTCCCGGTTGTCGTGGAGCGGTAGTGACGTATCAACGGTCACAGGCATCGCTTTCCCCTTTCAGGTATGTCGTCAGTACGTCGAGGTCATGTGGTTTCCGCATGGCCAGGCGCTGTCGCGTGTAGGCGGCGACGGGTGCCACGAGCGCTGGTTGTGCGGCTTCCAGTTCGGCGAATGCGCCTTTGAGGCACGCGGCGGTGATGTCGGCGTTGCCGGGGGATACGTGGGTGTGGATGTCGTGGAGGGGGATGTCGCGGTATTTGCCGCGCAGCTGACGGCCACCGGAGTTCAGCAGGTAGCTACCGGCTCGGCCGAGTGCCCGGCGTGCGGCTACGTCGGCGCAGGCGATCCATCCGTTGGCGGCTGCTGGCGGGAACCTGGTTTGAGTTTCTTCGGTGGATGCCGGGCCGTCGCCGCTGCGCCCGGCTTCGGTGCGGGCCAGGCGTGCTTTGACGACCGGTGGTATCCAGCCTTCTGGTGGTGCGTCGGCTGGCCCGTATCCGATGGTTTCGCGGGCGGCGTCCCCGGACACCAAACCCAGTTCGTATGCCGACAGGGCGACTTCGGCTTTGTTGGGGGTGTTTTCCAGGGACGTGTCGTCGTACCAGATCATGTACTGCTGTGGGTTGGGTACGCCCATGGCTTGCAGGGCGGGCTGGTAGTACTTGCGGGTCAGCTCGCGGCAGATGAACGCCAGGGATGGGGCGACGTTGATCTTCTGACCGGCACTGTCTACTTGCCACGCTGTCCAGTGATTCAGATCGCCCATTCCACTTAGGACTTCTGGCGGGATATCCAAGCCTATCGCTATCCGTCGTACCGCTGAGGTGCGCAAACTATCGACACGCTCATCGAACGGCGTGTCCAAAGTCAAATGCCGGACGGCGTTCAACGCTTCCTGATTGCCCTCGAAAATGACGGGCAAATGCCGGGACACGTCCTGAGGGTTCTGGAACGCCGCTTGGGCCGTGCGGGTCAACGCCCGCATCGCCGGGTTGCCTTTAGGAGGGTTAACGCCGGTGGATTGCCCCGGAGCGATCGGTTTCAGGCTCGATGGCATGAGAAGGAGCCCGGCACCGGCCAGACGCGACCGCGCGGCCGTCTGCACATGCCCCGATAGGTCAACCAGTTCATGGAGGGTGTCGATCAACGCCCGCACCGGCGCGTCCGGCATCGACGAGTCCATGGGGTGCGGAAACCACATGGGAATCACCCATGCGGCTCGTGGCCGCAACTCGGCTGCCAATCCCTCAACGAGCCGGTCCATGCGGATCTCTTGGCCGGTATCAGGATGCATAAACCGGATCTGGGAACCGACCTCGGTGTATTCGCGGTCGGATAGAACCAACCACCGTCGGCGGCCACCGATCACCGGGTCATCGAAACCCACCAGCCACCATTTACCAACCAGCTTCAGCAGCGTGGTGATCCGCGACAAGAACACCGACTGTTCGGGGGCCGTGGGTGCCAACTCTCGCAGCGGCAACGCTTCACGTGAGGACTCGTCAATGGGTACCGGCTGGGCGGCCGGGTGTGATGGCACTTTGGCGGCGATCAACGCCGCCCGTGACGCCGACGACGCCGACCAGGAAATGCCGTAGCGCAGCTCGGGAACAATGTCGTACATGTGGGTGGCTTCGGCTTCCCACCCGCGAGTCCCGGCGGTCATCGAAAACGGCGACCCGTCGTACAAGCCTTTCCGGTTGCCGACGGCGGCCGTCAACGACGACCACCAGTTTTTGACTCCCATCTAGCCCTCCTGGCCGGGCTGCGGCGGAGTGGGCGGGAACACGACCAGTGGCCCCACGGGTGTGACCTCGACTTCGTGGCGGGCGGGCATCCCGGCGAAGAACGTCGCCCCGGCCAGCCACGAACCACTCAGCGCGACCGCCGCGACCTGCCAGACGGGATGGTCGGCCCACAACCACCACGACACCGCCACCAGTGGTGACACCCACATGGAGACACACCACCCGCAGGTGGCCAGTTTCTCGATCCATCCGGACAGACGGTTCCGCAGTGGCTGCGTGATGGTGTCCAAAGCGATCAGACGGGTCACCCGCAGCACACAACCGAACGCCAACGTAACGGTTACCCAGTCATCCACCCAAACAGCATAAAACGGACAACCCGCCCATAACTACTCGAACCCGAGCAAATCTCAACAATTTGCTGCAAGAACGGTGGACGCTAACCTGAACACGCACTGGAGGGCAGACCACCAGCGGCGTACAACCACCCCTTGGAGGACGCAATGCCCACACCCCCAACCCGAAACGTCACCTGGAACATCGACATGACGTTGTATGTCAAACCGGTCCTAAACGTGACTACCGATGACGTGGCCACCATTGCCGTCACCTGCGGAAACAACGTGATCATTGATGCTTCGGGGAACCGGCTGCGTTTCAGATCGGCTGTCCAGGCCAGCCGGGCCGTTAGAAGCATCGACGTTGTTACCGCACAGAAACTGCGATTCAAACGGATACTGGCCGACCACTTCAACACCGATACCCGAAACATCGCCCACCTGTCCGAATTCAAAGTTCACCGCAAGAATCAAGGAGACAACGATGACCACACACGTACACCCACTTAAAGACCGGTTCGATGCCGCCACGGCACGGTGGGAACGCGTAACCGATAACAACGGGCAACCCGGCCGCCTCGAAATCGGGCGAGCCGCAGACGGCCTGATCGCCCTGCGACACCACGACACCCCGAACGGCCCGATCCTCATCTACACCCCAGACGAATGGGACGCCTTCACTGACGGCGTCAACAAAGGCGAGTTCGAGATCACGTTCATGGAAGCCGAAACAGCACGCGCTGCGGCTGCGTTACGATGGCGGCGCACATTCAAGAGGTGCGTCCTTAACCCGCGAAAGCGGGCAAGCCCGGTGCCTGGCGGGTGCCTCCACAGCTACCAGGCACCGGGCACCACATAAACCATTCCCCGGCTAGGCGAGATCTACAGGAGTGGGATCTGGCCCGGCCAGTACACCTGATACATCACACACCGCAGGTGTACTCGTGTCCGCCAGGCGTAGGGGTGCGCCTGGCGGACACAACATCTATGTACCCGAGTGAGGCGGCACGCATGTTGAAGTACCGGGTTTGGGGAATCCCGCCAGCACATGACATGCATGTGACTCTAAGTTGTGATCACTGCACCGACACGCCAGATCTGACATGGACCGTATCGACTCCAGGCGTAACCAACGGTGTCTTGAAAAAATGGGTATCGGCGCGCGGCTGGTGGGTGGGACCTGAAACAGCTGAGAAGTCGGGTCTGGCTTGGTGCCCGGCATGCCTGGACGCTCAGAAGTATCACCGTCCTAGAAGGATGAATCGTTACGGTACGTAACAATCTTTTCTGTTCTTGGATCAAAGATGGCGGTCAACTCTGAACAGTTGACCGCCGGGCTCTTTGCCATTCGGATAAACAGAAAAGACAACAGTTCCAAACTTGGTACTGTTGCCATGGTACAGAAGCGATCCGTACGAATCCGATAGCCCCGCAACGAATCGTCACCACAGGTCGAAGGTGGTCCAGTCGTCGAATTCGTCATCCAACTGTTCACCGACCGGTGGTTCAACGATCCCTGGTTTCTCCCACACAGCGTTACCGATCAGGCCCTGAACCAGGTACGTGGACGCGTCGATCCGTCCCGGTGATTCCCTGGAACCAGCCTGCCATGTCGTCCATTCTTTCTCCAGCTCCGGCATTGATCCGACCAACCGCACTTGCAGCTGCTCCCATTTCTGGGCTACCGGTTCTGCCCTGATCCGTTTGCCGTACCGGGCGGAAACTTTCTCGAACTTCGGTATCAGGAAACCTTCAGGGATACGCCCGTGTTCTTCGCAGTACCGCCACCCCGATTCGATCATCGCGATGTTCTGATCCCCACCAAAGTTGGTTTCGACATAGATCACATCGGCGGCGGTCTCGTAAGCCAGCATTGCTACTTCACGGCCCCACTCAGTGGGTGAGTACTGGGCAGTATGGTCGGCGGTGATGAAACACCGGCCGTCCTCGGACGCATACCCGGCGACGATCCCGCATGTATCGCCGGTCACGGTCCCCGACGGGTCAACCCCAATGGCCACCCGCAGCGCTCCCGGCAACTCCACACCCGGCGGCCACCGCGACGCCTGCATATAGCCTTCCGAAAGGAGCGTCCCCTCCACGGGCTGCGGGTCGCACATGTACATGGCGTGCCAGTCCCGCAGTGAAACGTTGCCGCGCATTTCTTCCCAGAACTGCGTCAACGCTGCTTTGTCGTTGGGGATTTTGGGGTGCGGCAGCGGGTCACCGATATCGCGGTTCAAAGGGTCGAACGCCGAGTCACAGAACGCTGGCAGCCGGATGACATCCCATTCGCCAGCTTCTCGTTCCAGTAGCCGACCGGCGATGTCGTCTTCGTGCCACCTGGTGAGCACCATGACGATGGGTGTGCCGGGGGACTGCCGGGTAATGAACGTCGATGACCACCATTCGTCGACCCGGTCGCGTTGATTCCTCGACTCAGCCTCCTCGCGGTTCTTATGTGGATCATCACAGATGAGGAGGTCAGCGTCGTGTCCGGTCAAACCCGCACCGACACCGGTGGTGCGCATCCCCCCACCGGACGCCAACTGCCACGCCTGGGCTGTCCGCACGTCCGGTGACAACCCGAGCCCCAGCCTCGGCCCGTATTCGCGGACCATCCGACGTACGTCCCGCCCCCACTTTTTCGCCAGGTCCGACCCATACGCGGCAGCAACAACGTGATGTTTGGGGTGGTGCGCCAGCCACCACAATGGCAGGTTCTTCGTAACCAGCTCTGATTTCCCGGCACGGGGCGGCGCGAAAATCATGAGCTTCCGGCGGCCGCCTGGCTGATTCAAACCCGCCAACGCGTCACCGATGATCTTGTGGTGAGCCCGCACCCGATATCCAGGGTTCAACCACCGCGCCATCGACGCCGGAGACCGCAGCGCCTCCAACTGCGCCGCGTACGCCTTCAACTGAGAATCGGACAACTTAGACATATCCACGCAATAACCATAGAACGCCTAAACCGGTTCAAACCGGTACACGCGGCGGGCATGGCATTATGGCGGCATGACAACCGGCCCGCCCCTGTTCCTCATCGAATCGCGGCCATACGGCTGCGGCACCGAGCTGCACGTTTTCAACGCTCTCGGCGCGAAAATCGGGGTCACCCAAACCCACCATGGGCACACCGAAAGCCCGGCGGCCATGGTCGTCGACTACCTGAAATGTAGAGGCTTCACCGCGACCGAAACAGATCTGCGCTTCACGCCACAGGTCGGCCGGTAGCTAATCGTCGTCGGTGTCGGGGTCGCTACTGATGACTCCGGTTGGGCGGCGAGCCACCAGTTCGGCCATGATCTCGTCGATCTGCCCTTCAATTTCGGACGTGTTCTGACCGATCGGCAACGAAATATCGACACCCACACCCGAATAGTTCGCCGCCCCGCGCTGTGTCAAACCCAGTAGAGTGTCCTGGGCCATGAACTGGATTTTCAACAGTTCAACGACATCCCGGACTTTCCATTCCGACGGGTCCTTCTCGCGCAGCACCGTCATCGTGATGCCCGAAATCTCGCCCAGGACATCAATCCGGTCGTGCAGCATCGTCACACGGGCATCAGCGATTTTTCCCGCCAGATCGTTCTCACGGTCCACATCCCACGCATCAGCCCGCTCACCCCAGTGGTATTGCAATGACAACCGTTTCACATGCCGATGTGACCACCGCGTATCGGCGACCATCTCACCGATCTTGCGCGGCAACGGCTCCCCGGAGCGCGGGTTAACCCGCCGGGCAAGACGGCAATACCGGCGGAACGCCGCAAAATATTCATCTGGCTCCCCCTCCTGTTGATCCCACGGGTCAAGATCAGGATCAAGCCGGAAATCAGAATCCAACACCAACTCAGACATGAACCCCAGTTTAAACCGGTTTGACTGTTATGACCGTTTTGTACACGCAACGTCCCGGCCGCACCCATACGCGACAATAAGACCGTGCCTCGCCTTCCCCGACTATCGCCGCCGCTGCGCCGCGCCCGACGTATCCTTATCGTCGCCGCCATCATCACCGCCCAAATCCACGCCGCAACCACCGTCGGCACGTGGGCGTACATCACTGGAATCGGGTCATGCACCGCCTGCGGTTTCGTGTTCGCCACCTGGTGGTACGACCTGGGTTACAAACACAACACCACCAGAAAGGCCCCACATCAGTGACCACCAACCTGTGCAACCACCCGGCGTGCAAAGACCTCACCCTCGCCGTCGTCGAAGCCAGAGAATCCGCACAAGCAGCCCAGAGCTATGCCGATCGAGCCAAGTATCAGGCCCGCATCACCAGCCTGATAGCCATCGGATTCGCGGCCGCTATAACCGCAGCTAAAATCTGGATACTCTAACAACCGGGGAACCACATGAACCAAGATAACAAACACCACCAAACAAGAACCACCACAAAGAAACGTAACATCAAACCACAAAAAACATGCAAACACTTCAATGCGATCTTTGCGATACCCGGAGCCCTCGCCGCCACAGCACTACTCCTAATAATCATCATCTTCAACATCGCCTGAAAGGACAAACCCGACGTGCCATACATCGTCGTCCTCGGCTCAGGCCAACCCACCGAAACCCACCGCTGCCACACCGGACTCGTCGGCCCCATCCACTCCACCAAAGACGCCCAAAACATCCTCGACATCTACCTACAAACCCGCCCCGACCTAACCCCCCGCATCGAACCCTGCGAACCCCTATCCGACACCTGGATACTCCTCCTTGGCTCCCAAAACACCGACAACCCCCACAGGCCCCTCCAAGCCGTATCCCTCCACCACAACGAGCAAGACGCCCTACGACAACACGCCAACCTCTGCGACATCCAAGCCATCGCCCAATACGACGCACTACCCGAACAAGCCGCAGCAACCAAACGCAACCAACACGGATGCTGGTGCCTCATCACCAAACTCACCCCACCAACCAAGGAAAAACCATGACCAGCGACACCGCCATCTACGACCAAATCAAACACACCCACATCATCTCCTGCATCACCTGCGGAAAAACCAACCAAGCCAGCCACTGGACACCCAAACACCACCAAACCACCAACGGCCAAACCACCGTCATCCACATGGCCATCGCCTGCCCCCACTGCTGTGACACCATCAAACAAGGAACCCAAACACTCACATGACCAGCATCCACAACGACACCATCGGCACCCTCGCCGCCATGAGCATCTTCCTAGGAAACCTCGCCAACCAAACGCACGACCAACACGC